GCGCTGTGATCAGGCAAAGAGTACCAAATTCTATTCAGCCTTTAACCGTGCCATTTGCCGCCGGCCAGACGCTATCTGCGCTTCAATATGTCGATCAGATGGTCGAAACCAAAACCGGTGTAAAATCTGACAGTCAGCTGCACCAGGACGCGCTGCAATCAACGACTGCCCTGGCGGTTCAAAGCCAGATGCAGAGCGCAGCTGCGCAGATCGAGACAATGGCGCGCAACCTAGCCGAAGGCGGCATGAAGCAGCTGTTTAAGCTGTTATTACATCTGTATATACACAACACCGATGGCGCCCAGATGATGCGCTTGAATAATAGCTTTCAGCGCATGGACCCAACGTCCTGGACCGCTGACATGGATCTTACTGTCAATGTGGGCCTGGGAACCGGTCGGGAAGATGAGCGGCGCGCTGCGCTGATGCAAGCGATGCAGATGCAGCAAACCATCTTGCAGACAATGGAGCCACAAAATCCACTGGTAAGCTTGAGCCAGTTTCGCAACACCCTGGCCGATCTTCTGGGCTCCAGCGGCATCAAAAACAGCGATCGGTACTTCCAGCCGCTAACGCCGGAAATGGAGCAACAGCTGGCTGCTCAGCAAGCCCAGGCGGCACAAGCTCAGGCGGCTCAAATGCAGCCGCCAGATCCGACCCAGGGGCTGATGCAGATCGAGCAGATGAAAGCGCAGAATAAAACGCAGAGCGAGATGATGCGTCTGCAATTGGATGCGCAAAAATTCCAGGCCGATCAGCAAATGAAAGAGCGCCGCATGGTTCTCGATGATGACCTGGCAAGAGATAAAATGGTCCAGGATTTAGCGGTAAAGGTCGCCGCTATTTTGGGCCAGTACGGCACGGCGGTTGATACCGCATCGATAAAGCAAGAGCAGAATGCGCAGCGGGAGTTAGATGGATTTAGCAACTAAGGCAGCGCGCGTCAGAAGCTTCCTGCAAGATGACGTTTTTAAGGATCTGATTAGCAAGCAAAAGCAAGATCAGATCGACATATTTTTGAACCCAGGAAGTAGCCTGGATCAAATAGACGAGGCGCGCCGTCAAGTGCGCGCAATTGAGGATCTGATCAGCGGAATGCGTAGCGTTCTGACTGACGCCCAGATCGTCGAAAGAAAGACTAAAAAAAGAGGCTAGCACCGTGGATAACACGACTGGCGAATTAAATCCCGCCGACCCAAGATCGGTCGCGGAACATCTGTTAGTAAGTACAGAACCACAAGGCGAAGCAACTCCAGGGGAGACTTCAGAAGAGATTGTGGAAGAGGTTGAGGCGCAAGCTGAGACTGAAGTTGAGGATGAGGAATACGCAGAAGAAGAAGCGACACTTCCAGACGGACCCGAAGAAAGTTTTTTCAAAGTCAAAGTTGACGGCGAAGAGCGCGAGGTAACCGAAGAGGAACTGAAACGCGGATATTCTGGTCAGAGATACATCCAGGAAAAGATGCGTGAGGTCGCAGAGGCTCGAAAGCAAGTTGAGGCTCAAGCCGCCCAAGCGCAGCAAATGGAACAGCGTTACGCAGAAGCAATGAAAACTTACGCGGAGCGGCTGCAAACGACAGAGCCAACGCCGCCAGATATCAAGATGCGGGAAACCGATCCTCTTGGCTACCTGGAGCAGATGGAAGACTACAGGCAAGAAGTCGATGCGCGACAGAAACTGCAATATGAGCAGCAAGTCCAAGCGCAACGCGAGCAGCAACTAGCTGCGCAGCAAAAGGCAGAATATGTGAAGGCACAGACGGCAGTCGTGCTGGAGCAAATTCCTGAACTGCGCGACAAGGAAGCTGCACCCAAAGCCATCGAAATGATGATGGAAGAGGGGCGCAGAAGAGGCTTTTCAGACGCTGAACTTAAAGGGGAAAGTGATCCCCGATTTGTTATGGCGCTTCATGAATTAGCCAAAGTGCGAGCCCAGGGGAACCTGGGAACTGGTCGTGAAGTAAAGCGCGGAGCGATCAAGCCTGGAGCGAAAAAATCTGTCGTAAGCCAATCCAAGAAGCGTGCAGACGTAGCGCGTCAACAATCCAGGAAGACCGGCAAAACAGAAGATATCGCCGCCTTCCTTCTGACCAAAGGATAAAAGAAAATGGCAGTTAACAGCAATACCGTCGAAACTTTCGACGTAACGACGCTTCGTGAGGATCTTCAAGAAGCGTTAGAAATGGTGTCTGCAACAGATGCCCCATTTATGTCTGCAATCGGCAAGCGCAGCGTTTCAAATACTTTATTCGAGTGGCCTGAAATCAGCCTGGCGGCTGTGAACGGCTCAAACCGTGTTGCTGAAGGCGAAGCAGCCCCAGGTAACGATGCAGCCACTCTACCTATACGTGTGCAAAACTACACACAAATTAGTGATAAAATGGTAGAGGTATCTGACACAGCGGAAGCAGTGAATGGTGCGTCAGACGCTCAGTCAATCGCAGAGCAAGTCGCCTTAAAGTTGAAAGAGCTTAAACGCGACATGGAAACCATGCTCACATCGAATGTGGCCGCGGCAGCCGGTTCATCAGGTACAGCGCGCACGACAGCTGGCTTGGGTGCCTGGGTAAAAACCAACACCAACAAAGGCACCGGCGGTGCAGAGCCAACAACATCAGGATCTGGCAATGCCGGCTATCCTAATGCGGCCCGTACTGACGGCACATTGCGCACCATCACTGAAGCGATGATGAACGATGTCGTAAAGCAGTGCTGGGATGAGGGTGCAGAGCCAACCTTGATGATGGTTGGATCAGCCGTGAAGCAGAAAGTTTCTTCTACTTTTACCGGCAACTCAACTCGCTACAAGCAAGCTGACGATGCACGCCTTCAAGGTGCGATTGATATTATCAGCACTGATTTTGCTGAAATTTCCTTGGTGCCAAACCGCTTCTCACGCGCACGCGATGCCTGGATCCTGGACCCGAATTACGCACAAATCGCGTATCTCCAGGAAACCAAGCAGCAAGACATTGCACGCACCGGTCACGCTACTCGCAAGCTGATCAGCTGCGAATATGGCTTGCAAGTGACTGAAAAAGGTCACGGCTTGATTGCTGACGTTCAAGGCTAAAAACAAAGGCGCCTGGGGCAACCTGGGCGCCTCTTTCTAACACTGAGGTTTTTTATGTTTGTAAAAGAACAAGACGGCAAAGTTTACATTAAAACGACTGAAAATGCGCAGCCAATTTTAGACGCTGTTCAAGATCAGCGCGCCATGCACGCAGAGATACCTCGCTTTAAAGATCGCGCGCGCCTGGTCGGCACGATCCCTGGCACCCTGGCGGCTCAGTGGTCGCTTGAGTGCAAGAGCGCACCAGGCACAAAAGAGTTTCTCGAATATGTGAAAAAGAAACTGCAATCGGGCGACTATTCAAAGTTGATTGTGGAAGGCTACTAGATGGCAATCACCACTTATTCAGAATTACAAGCATCGATCAGCGATTGGTTGAACCGGTCGGATCTGACATCCCAGATCCCCGATTTTATCGCGCTGGCTGAAGCTGACATGAGCCGGCGCATTCGTCACTGGCGCATGGATAAGCGCAGCACTGCGCTTCTATCTAGCCAGCACACGGCGCTGCCTGATGATTTTTACGAGCCGATTAGAATGGCGATCACTTCTGGCGACACTTATCGGTTAGAGCCGGAAAGCCACGCGCAAATGCTGTCTCGACGCGAGCAAGCTCAAAACGCAACTGGCATTCCAAAGTATTTCACAATTTTTGATGGTGCCGTCGAAGTTTTCCCCACGCCAGCCGATACTTACACGATCGAAATGGTGTATGTTGGGAAGATACAACCGCTGGGCTCATCAAATACATCAAATTGGGTTTTGCAGCATTTTCCAGACGCGTATTTGTATAATTCTCTTATGCATAGCGCGCCATTTTTGGAGCAAGACAGCCGCCTTACGGTTTGGTCTGCCCTGGGAGAAAAAGCAATTAACTCAATCAACGAAGATAACAACCGCGCAAAATTTGGAAGCAGTGGCTTGCGCATAAAAATTAGGAGTTACTAAATGGCAACGTTAAACGATAGGGTACTAGATAACGGCTTGACCGTTTTGGACACCGAAGCAAATAGAGTTGATATTTGCTCTGCCGAGCCAACTACATACGCCGCTGCGACAAGCACGCTAACGCTTGGCAATGAAACCAGCATAAGCATATCAGCCCCTGCCGATGCTTCGCCAAACGGACGTAAGGTTACGCTGTCGGCTATCACTGGTGCATCTGTGACCGCGACCGGAACGGCAACTCATTATGCCATTACTGATACTGGCAACAGCCGCTTGCTTGCTACTGGCGCATTATCATCATCACAGGCTGTGACCTCTGGAAACACATTTTCTCTGACAGCATCAGATATTCGCATTCCAGATCCAGCATAAGGGGCTGACCAATGGCTGTTCTGAAAAATCGGGCAAAGATGTCCACCAGTACGACGGGTACTGGAACCATTACGCTTGGCAGTGCTGAAAGCGGCTATCAGACATTTGCCGATGCTGGTGTGGCAAACGCAGATGTAGTTCGGTATATTATAGAAGATACGGGCGGTGCATTCGAGATAGGTGAAGGCAGCTACACAAGCGCTGGCACCACCTTGTCGCGCACGGTAAGCGAAAGTAGCAACTCAAACAATGCCATTAATCTTAGCGGATCAGCTACTGTGTTTATCGGGGCTACGGCTGAAGATATCCCTGCGCTTTATGCTGATAATCCATCTAGCGCTACCACTCCTGTGGCGAGTGGTGCAAATGCGGTGTCGATTGGAACAGGGGCCGAAGCGAGTGCAGTGGACGGAATTGCGATTGGCAAGGACGCCGATGCCACTGGTTCGTTCCGCAGTATTGGAATTGGGCGGCTTGCTCAAGCACAGCAAAATAGCAGTATTGCGCTGGGTTACAGTGTTTTGTGTAATGCCCCAAACGGCAATGCGCTTGGAAACAGCGCACAGGTTTTCACAGGAACTGGCGCAACTGCGATTGGCAATTCTTATTCTTCCGGCGCGGAAGCATTTGCAGCCGGTATAGCCAATAACGGAAGCAGCTATGGATCGAGCGGTGCGAACAGCATCTCGATAGGCCAGCTTGCAAAAGCTACTCAAGCAAACAGCATTGCGATTGGGGACACCGCAACAAGCACAACAGCAAATCAAATTGCTTTAGGTGGCACAACAGATACCGTAAAGATTTCTGGAACATACACCCTGCCAACGGCTGATGGCAGCAACGGGTATGTGCTTACGACAAATGGCTCTGGAGTTGCTTCTTGGGCGGCTGGTGGCGGTGGTGGTGCTGACCTTTATGCTGCTAATGAAAGTAGTCCATCAGCACAGCCAAGCGCCACTGGGGCTAATGCGGTGGCGATTGGTGATAGTGCTGTAGCTAGTGACCTAGACGCATTTGCTGGGCCTTTATCAAGGGCTTCAGGAGAATATTCGGTTGCTCTGGGAATTGGAAATAGCTCAAGTTCCTATGGCGCTGGTGGTGACCAGTCAATTTCCATAGGCAATCAATCCCGCGCTATGGCACTTCAGTCTGCGGCGCTTGGGGTTGGCGCTTACGTCGATAGTGATAGTAGAGAAGGGCTTGCGCTTGGATCAAACGCTTTCGTTCAGCAGTGTGACTATGGAACAGCTATAGGCGCGGCTGCGCGAGTTCATGGGGGCAACAGCGCAACCGAAGCGACAGCTTTTGGAAGTTCATATGCTTCAGGGACGAGTTCGTTTGCAGCAGCTATAGCTAACAACACCTCAAGCTACGGAGCGAGCGGTGCGAACAGCATCGCGATAGGCCAGACATCCAAGGCAAGCAGTTCAAATGCAATAGCTTTGGGGTCGTCTAACACATCTTCAGGTGTGCGTTCTGTAACTCTAGGCGGCGAGGTAAATACCGCAAGTGCAGAAAATAGTTATGCATTTGGAGTACGCTCTGTTTCAGACAAAATTGGTCAATATGCATTTGGATGTTGGATAGGCCAGCAAGGTGGGATGATGGTCTTAAAGGCCGATACCAATGACGCAACGCCAAAGGCTATGGCGTCGAACAATAGTGCGGCTGGGTCTAATAATCAAATCATCCTACCCAACAACAGCGCCTACGCCTTCCACGGCACTATCATAGCTCGCCAGCAAGCATCTGGTGGTACTGCTTGTGCAGCATGGAAGGTTGAAGGGTTAATTCGTAGAGAAGCTAACGCTGGTACAACTGTGCTGGTCAACTCAGCAACCACTGTCCTTGATAACACACCGTCATGGGGGATGGCACTATCTGCTGACACGACCAACGGCGGTTTAGCAATTACAGTAAATGGCGCTGCCTCTACAAACGTCAAGTTCGTGGCAAATATTACTACCTCAGAACTAACATACGCCTAAAGGAGATACCAAATGGCTATTCAACACAACATATCTGAAGCGAACTCCGATTATGGAATTTCGTTCTCAGGCGCATACTACCGCATCGTTACAGCGAGCATCTCGCGCCAACGTGGGGATGACCCCAAGTTTTCCGTAATGATTGACTTGAGTGCTTATGCTACAAGCTCGCCTACCGATGACACCCGCGAGGTGGACTTCAAACGCATGAGCGCAAATCTCACAGATGTAGAAGCTGCGTCTGGCTCTACATTCTTGGATAAATGTTATGCGTGGGTGATGGCGCAAGCCGATATGGATGGCTCTACAGCCGCATAGGAGTGACTTATGGCACTAACGATCAACCACCAGACGAATGACATCAGCGCTACTAGCGGCAGTGTGACGATAGACGGCGCTGCTGCTGGCGGCGGTGGAACTTCATTGTTATCAACTAGCACTGTTAGCTCTTCAGTTTCGCAGGTAGATATTACTTTAGCTGGTTCTCATGATATTTACATGGTTCAAATTTCTGATTTAACCTCTTCCTTAAATTCATCAAGTAACGGTATTTTAAGGTTGCGTGTTAGTGATGATAATGGTTCAACTTTTGAAAGCACTAACACTCAGTATATAACTACTGGGCGTGAAGCCTACACGGGAGATAACGCTGGCTCTGGTGCAGGTGGTGCTAGTTTTTTTCGGACGACAGAAAATCATTTTGAAGGTAGTTATATTCCTTTAAGCTATATTGGGTCTGTAAGTCCTTCATCTAGCGCATTTGAGGTTTATAACGGTTTCTTTTATATTTATGCTGCAAATAACGCCTCCGCACAATTTAATATTGTTGGAAACATGAGTGCAACTGGAAGTAATATTGTAAATCATGTGCGGTTGTCAGGTATGTTTCAAGAAAATCAGGCAATAACTAACATAAGAATTTATCCAGAAAGCGGAACTCTGGACGCAGGAAAAATACGGTTGTTTAGCGTAGGATAATATCATGCCAAAAAAGTATGTAGATGGTGTTTTAACAGACACAAGCGATTGGGATAATGAGCAAGCGGCAAGGGATATTGCGGCTGAACCATCCGCTGATACATTAAATGCAAAATATAATAGAGAAGAAAGAGACAGGCGTCTCGCAGAAACCGATTATCTAGCGCTGTCAGACAACACGATGACATCAGAGATGCAGACGTACAGACAGGCGCTGCGAGACATTCCAAGCCAGTCTGGGTTTCCGGCGAATGTCACTTGGCCGACGAAGCCATAAGGAGTAACACATGCTAGGTTTCAGCCCCTTAGCGTCTGCCCCGCTCGCCGACACAGGGGCTGTTGCAGATGCAGCGTTTGGCCTCGATGACATTGTTGCTGGCGCTCCCACGGTTGCCGCGTCAACGATCAGTCAGGCGCACGTTCTTACGTCAGCCGACATCACTGCCGCTGCGCCGATAGTTGGAACGCCAAGCGTTTCGTCAGATCAGTCGCTCACAAGCACCGACATCACGGCTGGCACACCCACGGTAGCTGCGTCAACAATTAGCCAAGCTCACGCGCTTACAGCGGTTGATATTACGTCTGGCGTTCCAACTATCGGCACTCCAACGATTGGCGCTGACACGCAGCTTACTGCCGCTGATATTACGGCTGGTGCGCCTACGGTTGGCAATGTCACGCTCATCCCTAATAATCAGCTAACGGCTGACGATATTACGTCTGGCACCCCGACTGTCGCCGCCTCAACGATAACGCAAATCATCAGCTTAACGGCTGACAGCATCACGGCTGGCGCTCCGACTGTCGGCGCTCCAAGCGTCACGCAGAACCAAGCGCTGACAGCATCTGACATCGTGGCCGGTGTGCCGGTTGTCGGCCCCGCGCGGTTCAAGTGGCAAGTCGAAACCGTGCCAGCGGCGGTCTGGACAGAACAGGAAGCGGCCTGACCTGGTAAAGCCAGAGAGGTGATTTTGATCGCCGAAAAGCAATCTCAATGAGTGCGTTTTGATGATCGAAATTATGGCGCTTGCTGCCACTGTAACTCAGATTGGATCTAGTCTTTCAACGGCGATCGGAGCCGGCAAGGATATTGCCAGCTTGCTCCCCCATTTCGGTAAGCTGGCGAAGCTTGAGACAGAAATAAACCTGGCAGAGCGCGGAAAGCATAAGGGGCCGCTGGGGCGCCTTACATCGAGTGAGGAAGAGGGGTTTGCTATCGCCCAGGCAAAACTGGCGCACCAGGAAACGATGAACCAGCTGCGCGAAATTTGCTCTGTCTACGGGATTTGGACAGTCGTTCAAAAAGAAATGGCGGCGGCGCGCAAGCGGCACAAAGAGGCGCTTGAGGAGCAAGCAAGGCGCCGCGATCAAATGTTTTGGGGGCTGAGTTTAACCGCCGGCGTTTTAATCTTTATCGCCGGATTAGCTGCGATGATTTGGGGCGCTGATGCCCTTTACAATGGCTGACCGCCAAACAGAGAAAAAAGAAATATTTATTATATGATGCAAGAAAAAGCAGAGGCAGTTTTATGACGATCAGCATTACCAAACCTACCGTGGGCGGCTCAGAGAATACATGGGGGTCCACGACTAACCAGGCTCTTGATGACATCGTTGACGTTTTAAACGGTAACACCGCCAGCACGCCCGATCTTACTGAGGGGTCTTGGAAGGTCGGCGGCACGGCTATTACTGCATCAGCCGAAGAAATTAATAAATTAGACGGACTGACTGCGTCAGCGGCAGAGCTAAACAAGATGGATGGCGTCACGGCCACAACGGCAGAGCTTAACCACACTGACGGCGTCACAAGCAACATCCAGACACAGTTAAATGCTAAAGCGCCAACAGCCTCTCCCACATTCACCGGCACGGCCAACATCCCAACGGTCAACGCCACAACTGTTGATTTAGGCAATTGGACAATTTCGCAATCTGGCTCAAGCTTGAAGTTTTTTTATAACGGCACGGCGCGTTTTGCGCTGTCAAGCTCTGGTGCGCTTACGGTTGAAAACAACGTCACAGCATATGGAAGTGCATAATGACTTTACCGTCATCAGGCGCAATAACCATAGCGCAAATCGCGGCTGAGTTTGGCGGCTCTACGCCTCATTCCTTGAGCGAGTATTATCGAAGCGGTGGGTTAGTGCCAAATGTTTCAACCAACTTAAATATCCCAACGTCAGGGCAAATAAGCCTTTCTAATTTTTATGGCGCGACGAATTTTAGTTACACTACCTATTATAATTCTTCTGGCGTTTGGACTGGCGTAAGCGCTGCGGCTGTTGATACAATTACATCGTCAGATAGTAGCTGGT